CCAGGTTTGGCCTGCGCCTACCCTGACCACACCCGACTGGAGTGGTCCCCAATGGATGTGTACCATCTGTGGTTTACGCTTAATTACTTAAGCAGCAGTTCCTTCTGCCTGTTGAGACATACTCGGATCCAGAAGTAGATCATTGAAATTCTTCTTAAACATTCTGACTGAACGTTTCAAAATAATTACATCCAGTGCATTCTGTTTGTACAATGATCTATACTGAAGTCGATCTAGAGTCTTCAGACTCTCTCCTAAGTTGAGGATTTCTGCCTTAAACACTCCTATGTTTGCAGGGTTGGTTACCGCTGCATCCAAAATTGCCAGAGTGCTTTGAAGTACCCTGAACTCCTGGTCTGTTATTCTCGTAGTTGCAGATAACACCTTACTTTGATCAGTACTACAGTTCATGATCTCTTTTATTATGCCTTCTTTAGAAAGGTTTTCCTCTATGGCAACATTGACTTTATGGTCCATGTCTTCAATCTTATCCCATACAGGAGTTAGATCTGGAGGGATTAAACATTCAAGAGAATCATAATCTGTTTCTCTATCTAGTATGTCAAGGTTTTCTTTAATCTTGTCCCCTAATAGTGAAGATAGTAAACTAGACTTCACCTTTTGTATCGCATAACAGATGTTAAGCGCCAAGACAATAATGCTATCTTGTAAGGTAGGATCATAAAATCCAATAGCCCTGAAAGAAGGGATAGTACCGCTTTCCACTAGCAAATGCGCTAATTTGTTATCTACTTCGTCCTTATAGTAAAAATCTATGAGACTGGATATCCAATCAGGTTTAAAATAACCGTGATGACCCTGCCAAATTGCGCTAGCCATAGCGTAGTAATCTTGATTATGCTTGCCAATTCGGTTAGCGAGCCTCTCAGGTATTGGAGAGAAATACTCTCCATTTAATACTTTAACCTTAGCGAAATCTACTAAGGCTACCTTTTGAGTACTCAAAATCTCAGTTGATTTTGACCTATTTATCTCCATATTTGCCCAAGCGCAAATTTGGCAATAGGTGTCACCAACTACATTGTTGGGGTCCCAGGTAATAGAGGATATGATGCTATCATCTCCTAAAACCCGATAGAAGTCCGAAGCAGGATATTCCTCAAGATTTGCCATTGACATCGTCATGAGCATAATTATGTGATGCGCGAATGCGAAAGCATCAAAACTCCCAAGGAGCCCTTGTGGCTGACCATTCACTTGCCTATAAGGTGTCTTACGACCATCCTTATGATAAAAGACTTTGTCACATGTTGACACTGTATGCCAGAAATCGACGATTGGATCATCGAAAACTAGACGCAGGCATTCCTCTTGGAACCATTGCCACATTTTATCTGTAGCATTTGACCAGTCAAAAGCTAACACACTACTCCAGCCTTGCGATTCTCTGTAATCGGGGTTTGTTATTTTACAAGTAAAAGCTTGACCTTTTTCTTGACTATCAGTACAATCTGAAGGGATTTGCTTCAGAACTGAAAATAATCTGTTATGAAGGTAACAGCACCTGTCCTGAATAGCACTTAATGCTAAGTGTATAGCCCTCGTTTTGTACTTTCCCGGATTTGGGATATGAATAGTCTTGATCCAAGGAGCGATGTACCCCTTTGGAGCCTCTTTGTTGTAATGACTCACGTAGCCAGTATACTCGTCAAATGGACATCCAGCTAAAGGATCAGTCTCAACCATACTTTTGATAAGTGATTGCTTATACTTAAAGCCTGGAATGTAAGCCGGATCGGACTTTACAGAGAAATAATAATCACTATCTTCATAAGATGAGTGACAATATCTTCTGCGTGACCTTATGGCATTGCTGATTTCTTTATCGTAAGGTTTGATACCTTGGCGTATATCTTCACATACATGCAGGAATGCATGCATGATCTGATCATTGTCCTGCCGAGTGGGAGGATTCGTGAGTATCTCCAGAGTTGATTCTTCTTGGAGTCTCCAATGTTCTGTGTCCGGACTGGTTTCATTGTACAACCCAGCAATCTCAAGAATTGAGAGTGCTAAATCTCTAAGGTTGCGTGCAAGCGCTTCATCCACTTGATAAGCTTCTCTACATGCAGAAGCTACTTTGAACATAGCTACGAACAAGCATCCGTAGATTTTTGGTTGTCTGGTATTGATGAATAAATCAACTACCTCTTCTTCTTCTGTAATTCCCACCAAGGTGAATTTTGTAGGACAATACCCCACTCCTGAAGGAGTGTAGACCTTATCAGTAAGGCCTGCTGCAGTTCTTGCAACGACCACGAGTTCCATTGAATCATCTGAATCGATGATTCTAGAAAGTACTTGGCCGAGCTCTTTGTCTCGAGCTTTACAGCCCTCGACCCATTGCTCTTCAATGCGAGTCCCCATTGAATTAAGACTATCAATGAATAGCCTCGCAAATCTGAGTTTGGCAGTTAAAACTACCTCTCTAAGATACTCGTATTCCTCTAGGTAAGGGATCGACTTGCTTCTTGCCATTGCTGAAGATTCAATGGTTTCTAGATTAGGACCCGAGTAATTTGGGTTCCAGCATTTACGCTGGCGAGTCAAGACTTGACCTGTCTCAGAATAATGTGTTGGCATAGCCTTCACCTCCTATAAGTTAAGTCTACCTATGGTTACGTAGGCCACAGAGTATGAGCGAGCCCTGAAACAGTAGGCTGCTTACACCCTTTAGGCGGGACCCTTCACCCCGCATATACACGGTAGCGAGAGCGCCTGGCACTACCAGCAGCGCAAGACCAAACGTCTTGG